TTGTTTAATTCTTACTGCCGATCTATACAAGCGTAAAGATGCGCCAGGTGGAATTTTAGGCTTAGGTGATTTAGGTGTTGTTAGAATGTCACCTTTGGGTAGAGATGTAACAGCAATGGTTAGGGCATATAAAAAAGAAGTAGTGGCATGACACCAAGCACAGTAAGAGATAATTTAAAAACTGCTTTACAAAGTATTAGTGGTTTGCGCGTATTTGATTATGTACCTGATTCAACCAACATACCTACAAACAATGCTTTTGCCATTGTTGGCCAATTAAACATGAATTATGATTTTACATTAAACCGGGGATTTGATTCAGCCACATGTCAAGTAATTGTTGTGGTAGGTAGAATGAGTGAACGGAATGGACAAGAGAGATTGGATGGGCTACTTGCTTCATCCGGTTCAACTTCAATCAAAACCGCAATTGAGGCTGATAAAACATTAAGCGGTGCTGTACAAACACTCAGGGTTGTGTCTGCAAGCCCTGGCACGATAACTTCCGCTAATATTGATTACCTAAGTTATCAATATTCAGTTGAATTGATAGGTTAAGAAAAGAGGAAAAATATGGCCATATTTATGGGAAACAAAGTTGCCGTGATCGTAGGTACAACTACCATTACTGATCATGTCAGCACTGTAAGCCTTACACGCGAAATTGATCAAGTAGAAATCACAGCCATGTCAGATAATATACAGAACATGATAGGTGGCGTTGAAAGACCTACACTGTCGCTGGAACTTTACAATGACTTTGCCGCTTCATCTGTGAACTCACTATTTGAAGATGCGTTGGGTACTAAACTGAATATCAAATTGATACCAGTTGCAGGAACGGTAACCGCTACCAATCCAAGTTACACAATGTCATGCTTGATTTCATCATGGACACCTGTGAATGGTGCTATTGATTCAGTAGCAAGTGTAAGCGTTTCAATTCCAGTAACAGCCTTAACAAAATCAACTAGCGCGTAAAAGGAAAAGGGTGGGTCAATGCACAAAATTGAAATTGTTAAAAAAGATGGTAAGAAAATTAGTTATGATCTTACGCCGTCAGTAAAAGTGGCATTTGAAGCCGAATTTAAAACAGGATGGCGTAAGAGATTAAGTGATTTACAAATGGAATCTGATTTATGGTGGTTTGCTTGGCGTTTAGAAAAAGATGCCGGCAAAACCGATCTCGCATTTGGTGATGATTACATAAATCAATTTTTAGATGTTGATTTGGTTTATGATCCAAAAAATGGATAGACCGACACGGCTCAATTTATGAAGTCGCTACCGTGTCGGTAGCAACCGGTATCAGCCCTAAAGATTTATTAGAAGTTGATCCAGCGATTTATTCAGCAATTAAAGCCATCTTACAAGAACGCTCATTTAACAATAAAAAGGCAACAGTAAGGCGGAAATAATGCCAATAGCACCGAATAGGTCATTAACTTCCATCTATGTGGAAAACTTAGATCAACTATTGGCTACAATGAAAAAATTTGAACCTGAATTACATAAAGAATTTAGGCGTGAATTAACTAAATCAGTAAAGCCTGTTGCAAAATTAGCACAAAGTTTTGTTCCACATTCACCATTTCCAGGTTGGCGTGATGTTGAGCCAAATTATCCGGCACAATGGGGGTGGGCTAACGACCAAGCCCATAGGGGTAGAACTATCGGCGAAAACAAAAGAAGCCGGTGGAAGTGGTCACAAACTGAAGTTATACGCGGCATTAGAGTTAGTTCGGCGAAAACAAAAGTACAAAGAGTTAAAGGCACAACATTTTCAGTTACGGCTTTGGCCATAGTTAATAAATCAGTACCAGGTATAATTTATGAATTAGCAGGTTTTGGTACTTCTAAATCAAGAAGTAGAACTAGGCGTGTTAGCCGAAATAGAAACGCTAGTGAATCATTTATTGGTAAATTGCAAGGTACGGCAAACTCGGCAGGTTACAATGAAAAAAGATTGATTTACAGGGCATCACAACAGTTAGGTGGCCAAGTAAATGATAATCTATACGGTGTGCTTAAAAAATATCTAGGCGAAAACTTTAGGGGTTAAAATGGCATTAAGTCAGTATGTAGCGATTAACTTCCTTACAAAGTTTGACAAAAAAGGATTAGAGCGCGCCACAAAAGAATTAAAAGGTTTTGACAAAGTAGTTGCAACTGGATCATTTAGATTGCGCGCTTTTGCTAAAGCCGGTGGTGTAGCGGCGGCGGCTGGATTAGCCATTTTCACTAAAAGATCAATATCGGCGGCTTTGGCGCAAGAGCGTTTAGATAAATCATTACAATTAACTTTATCTAGCATTGGACAAGGTGCATTAGCATCTGAAATAACTTCATTTATACAATCATTGCAGACTACTACCAATGTTACAGAAGATGAACTTGTACCGGCGTTTCAACAATTGGTTGCACAAACCGGTGATGTTCAATCATCCCAGGAATTATTAAAACTAGCCTTAGATGCCAGTGCTGGTACAGGTAAAGATTTAAGTACTGTTTTAGATGCAATTACCAAAGCGGCAATAGGAAATTACAAATCTATTGGCACACTTGGCATTGGCATTACAGCCGCAGAAGCCAAGACAATGGGTTTTGCCAAGACAATACAGTTATTGCAAAAATATGAAGGCGCGGCAGAGCAATCAACATTAACACTTGATGGCCAAATGAAAGCATTTAGAATTAGTGCAGGTGAAGCCACCGAAACTTTAGGCACAGGATTCTTAAACGCCTATGCCATCATTTCGGGTGGACAACCTTTAATTAAAGATTTAGGCACAGACTTAGAAATTGCGGCTAGACAATTTAGCAATATTTTTGTAGGCATTGCCGCGACCACAAAAGAAAAAGGTTTAGGCGTTTATTTAGAATTGGCAAAAGTAGCGGTAGAGGGATTAGTTGGCGAAACTAGCACATTACAAAAATTGGAAAACACTGGGATAAAAGCATTAAGCACTGAAAAGCAAACTGCCAACGCACGCGAAGATCGTTTCAAAGCAACCAAAAAGATATTAACTTTTGATCAAATTATTGCTAACATACAAAAAAATATTTTGGCCACGGAAAAATTAAACACAAAAGAAAAACTTGCGCAACAACAATTAGAAAAGAAAAAGTCTGAATTGTCGGCAATGTTTGATATTGATCGCATCAATTTACAGGTCGCGTTGAGCCGTAAATTATCTACCGAAGATGAATTGCGTGTAAAGATACTACAAAAACTACAAGATGGTACAGCCGCGGCAGTTAATGAAGCCCAAAGATATGCTGATGTATTAAAAGTTATTGAAGATGGCGTAATATCAACTGAAGAAATAGAGATGTTGGCAAAAGAATGGGGTATTAGCACAACTGAAGTTGTATTGTATTTACAAAAACTGTTTATTGCTAATGAAGAATTACGCAAGATGTTGGCATTATTGCAACAGATTGCATCAATACAGTTAGGTGGCGCATCCGGCACTGCCCCAAAAATATTGGGCAATATTGACTACACAGTTCCTATTGGCACTGGCAAACCTGCATACGGTCAAGGTGTAGTGCCAACACAAATGTCTTATATGAATTTTGGCAATTTACCACAACTTGCAGATGGTGGCATTGTTAATCAACCAACTATTGCAATGATTGGTGAGGCAGGGGCAGAAGCGGTTGTGCCGTTAGATCGTATGGGCGGTTTTGGCACAACCGTAAATGTTAATGTGGCTGGATCGGTTATTTCAGAAGGTGAGTTGCAATCAGTAATTCAAGATGCTTTGTACAATTTAAATCGCGCAGGCGCGGTAACACAGTTAAGCAATTTGGGTAGATAATGCCGGCGGCAATATTTAAGGCAGAAATTGATTTTAGCGGTGGTGCAAGTTTTGATCCCGCTTTAGTTTTAGATGACCCGGCTACACCATTGGATTTTTCAGTATTAGGTACGGCGGCGGCAGATGTTGTAAATATTACAAATCTTGTAACTCAATGTTATATCCGCCGTGCATTTAATAGATCATCAGATGCTTTTACGGGCGGCACAGCAAGAATTGTGTTTGTAGATGAAACAGGTGAATACAACCCTGCCAATACATCATCTAGTTTGTACGGTAAAATTAAACCTATGCGTAAGATTCGCTTTACGGCAGAATATTTAGGCACATCATATAATTTAGGTTCGTTTTATATTCAAGAATGGAATTATCAAAGTCCTACCGGATTTGATCCGGCTTATGTAACTTTGAATTGTGTTGATGGATTCCAATTATTAAATTTAACAACTTTGACATCAGTTGCAGGTGGTACAGCCGGACAAACAACCGCACAAAGAATTACAAGTTTGTTGGATGCCGGAGATTGGCCAGGTGGTATGCGTGATATTTCTACAACCGCAACTACAACTGTACAGGCAGATGATGGCACATCACGATCACTATTATCTGCCTGCCAGGTTGTAGAGGCCACAGACTTGGGTGCTTTTTATATGGATGAGCGCGGATACGCAAAATTTATGTCACGCACAGACATTATTACAGCATCAGGTGGCACATCAACTGTATTTAGTGATGTACCGGGATCAGGCGATATTACTTACCAAGCCGTTGAATTTGATATTTCAGATTATCAAATGATCAATAAAGTAACGGTAACGCCAACAGGTTTAGCCGGGCAAACCGCAAGCGACACAGAAAGCATTGATGATTATTTTCAGCATAGCCGCGTAAGAAGCGGAATTATGCAAACAACCACAGATGCTTTAAATCAAGCACAAATGATAATTGCTTCAAGAAAAGAACAAGGCGTTGATATACAACTTAATTCATTAACCGTTGATGCCTTTGGCGAGGATGATCCTAGCCGGGTTGTGGCCGCTTTAAACCTAGACATGTTTTACCCAATCCAGGTTACACAAACCCTACCGGCTGGCAATGTGGTAACTGACAGCGTTATTGCCGGCCTTACCTATCAAATAACCCCTAAATCTTTTCTTGTAACTTTTACTTGCGCTCAACCCTTTGCATCAGGTTTATTGCTAAACTCTACCGTTGATGGAATTTTAGATGAAGATTCACTGGCTTATTAGGGAGTATAGGTAAATGGCAACATTTTCAGTTGGTCAGGTATTAACGGCGGCTCAGATGAACAGCATAGCCAATGTAACAATGCGTGCGGTTACAGCCACATCAGACACATTAGTTTTAACTGATGCAGATAACAAACTTATTACTTATTCCAATACAGGTACTACTACGATTACGATCCCACCGTCTAGTTCAGTTGCCTTTACTACTGGATCAGTTATCAATGTTATTAAAATTGGATCAGCCGGCACAGTATCTATAACCCAGGGTGCGGGCGTTACAATTGCTTCAGCCGGTGCGATTTCAACTAATCCGGTAATAACTCAAACATTTGGTGCGGCTAGTTTAATTGAAGTTGCAGATAATAGTTGGTATGTGGTTGGCCGAATAGCCTAATATGTCAAGCACAATTTTAGGAATTATTGCTAGTAGTGGTGGTGCGGCGGCTTCTACCAGTTCTTATGAATCCATTGCTACTGCTACTGGCACGGGTTCAAGTGCAACAATTACTTTTAGTTCAATTCCAGGCACTTACAAACATTTGCAAATAAGGACTTTAGCGATAAGTGCGGCAAGTGATGCTTCAATTACTATGACTTGTAATGGTGTTACAAGTGCTTCTTATGCACAACATCAACTTTTTGGTAATGGTTCATCTGTTTTTTTGGGCGGCTCTGCTAGTCAGACAGGAATTGCTCAGTTAATTAGGTCTACTGCAACTTATCCTAGCGTTGGAATAATTGACATTATTGATTATGCATCAACAACTAAGAACAAAACAATTCGTTCTTTTATGGGTGAAGATGCTAACGGCAGTGGTCGTACTGGAGTGTTTTCAGGTCTATTTATTGATACAACTGCAATAACAAGTTTAACTTTTGTTGCTAGTCAAAACTTTGCCACTTCAACAGTATTCGCCCTCTACGGAATCAAAGGTGCATAATGCCAGCCACATATGAGAAAATTGCAACAACCACTTTGGGTAGTGCTAGTGCAAACATAGAGTTTACTTCAATTAGTTCTGCTTATACTGATTTAAGATTAGTATTAACAGGCACTACTAACTTTAACTGCACTCTTGGTATCCAATATAACAACGATACTGGAAGTAATTATTCAGAAACTAGACTTGAGGGTGATGGTGCTACTGCTACAAGTGGTAGAAATACAAGCATTACTTATTTAAGATGGTACAGTTTTAACGCCACTACACCCACATTTCACACTTTAGATATATTCTCGTATGCTGGTTCTACAAATAAAACCGCATTAGCCACATCATCAACAGATTTAAATGGATCTGGAAATGTTAGAACCTATGTTAATTTATGGCGCAGCACATCTGCCATATCATCCATTAAGTTTGGTCCAGGTGTATCTGGTGCTGCTGGTACTACTTTCAACACAGGCACTACCGCCACCCTCTACGGAATACTGAAAGCGTAAAATGCCAGCCACATATACTTTGATCAGTTCAAATGTTTTATCATCAAGTGCGGCATCTGTTACCTTTTCGGCGATACCTGCTACCTATACGGATTTGGTGTTGAGGTATTCCGCTAGAACAACTGAGGCTGGACCTAATGAGTTAATTATTTACACTTTGAATGGTAATACTGGTTCTAATTATTCAACCACTACCTTAATTGGAAATGCTTCTACTGCTACTAGCAACCGAACAACAAGTGCTGCAAACATTAGAGCAGGTTGGCAAGATGGAGATACTGCTACATCTAATACATTTGGAAGCGCAGAAATTTATATTCCATCATATACAGCAAGCCAAAATAAACCTACTGGTAATTTTAGCGTTGCAGAAAATAACAGCGCAGGAACAGCAGACACATACATAAATACAAATGCTGGTTTATTTCGCATTACCGATGCAATAACTTCAATTACTTTAACACCGATTAATGGTACTAATTTTAAGTCAGGCTCATCATTTTATTTATACGGAATATCCAACGCTTAACAAAGGAGAAGAAATGCCAACTAAAGTAATCGTAGATTGTTCAACAGGTGAAACCAGTATTGTTGAATTAACAGCAGAAGAAATTGCTGATCTAGAGGCGGCACAAAAGGCCGCTGAGTCAGAACGCGTAGAGCGTGAAGCAAAAGAAGCGGCTGATGCAACAGCCAAATCTGCACTGTTAAAGAAGTTAGGAATTACGCAAGAAGAAGCCCGGTTATTGCTTTCATAAGCATTTAAATAATGGCAACAATAAGAGAACTCACTAGCCCTAATGGTTGGCCGGCTAGTGAGGATCGTAAAGCATTAGGCATTGAAACTTTTGCAGTGCCAGGTACAAAGATCAAATTTGCATGTGCTAAAGCCGTTGCACCAATCCTGGTAAGTTTTGCCAAAGATTTCCATGAATTAGTTGAGCCAATAGATCAAGGCCAATTAGATGATTGGGGTTATGCTTTTAGGCAGACCAGGGGATCAGACAGAATTTTAAGTAATCACGCATCCGGTACAGCCATTGACCTAAATGCAATTAAACATCCATTAGGCAAGTCAAATACATTTAATAAGGATCAGCGTAATACAATTAACCTACTCATAACTAAATATGGTTTAGCCTGGGGCGGCAATTACAAGAAGCGTAAAGATGATATGCACTTTGAAATTGCGTTAAACCAAAATCAAGTTACAAACAAAATAAAAGAGTTAGGATTAGAATGAAATTTACTACAAAGCAAAAAGAGATTATTAAGTCATATTTAAGAAGCCTTGCGGCGGCTACCGTTACAACCGTATTGGCTTTAGTTGCAGATATTAAACCTGAATTTTCAATTTTGGCCGGTGCTTTAGTTGCACCTTTGGCTAGATACTTTGATCCTAAAGACAAGTCATTTGGAATCAATAGTAAATGACTATGAACGATTGGGCGGCTTTTGCAGTATCTACGGTAACCATTTTAGGCGCATTAGTGGCAACCGTTAGATGGCTGGTAAAGCATTATCTAAGTGAGTTAAAACCTGATAATAATGGCCGCCATAACCTAGAAGGCAGGGTTGCGCGTATAGAGGAAAAAATAGACACGCTGTATCAAATCCTAATATCTAAGAAGTAAGTCAGCCCGATCCCCTACCCTATGGCCATGAAGATGTGTGTGGTTGTACCTAGTAGGGGTAGGCCTGAAAATGCCGAACGCTTGGCACAGGCTTTTAAAGATACAAATACTGAGGCTGATCTATACATTGTTATAGATAATGATGATCCAAAATGGAATGAGTACGCAAAAAGTGAAAACTATAAAAAACTGCCTGCCGACAATAAAACAGGTGGTTGTGCTAAATCTCTTAATACCGGTGCAGTTTATTTGTTGGATATTACTAAATTTCCTTTATAT